CTACGATATAAATCTACTGTTACTGTTGCGCTATTACTAGAATCAACATTAGATATAGTTATTGCATTTACTTTGTAAATTTTTCCACTAGCGACACTGTTTGTTATTATTGCTGTTGCAGATGTTGTTACCGCTTGTACTGCTGTGTTTCCATATATGTTTGCTACTTGTACTATATTTGGGTTTGCCATAATTGTTCCTTAAAATCCAAAAACCAACGCCATGGCGATAGCTTTTCCTGTTGACGCTACTGGTGCGCCGTTTGATGTGATATTTGTTGCGTTTAATGTATTAGTTGATTTATTGAATGTTAGATTAGCACTTCCACCAGGTGATCCACTGTCATTAAATATAATTTGAGTGTTACTACCAGACAATACACCGGCCGTAAATGTAGTAACATCAATCTGTGCACCATTTATTGGTGTTCCTAATAAGGTTAATGTGTCTCCGGATACATCATATGATGAGCGTGTTTGTATTACACCATCAATATTAACGATAACTGCATTGTCACCCTGGGGTGTTGTTGAAAGAGTATATGTGTTTCCTGTGCCGTTTGCGGTAAAAATATCGGCTACCACATTAACATTAGCGTTACCTCCGCTACCTGTCTGCGCTTCCCAACTTAAATTACCTGTACCATCAGTTGTTAGTACATAATTGGCGGAACCGCCTGTAATAGTTATATTACCAACGGCTCCTAAATTTGCTGAATCTGTGACAACTATATTTCCTGTGAACGTACTAGCGACTACACTGCTATTTGATGCGTGTAATAGTATATTGCCGGTAGTTAAACCGTTCTTAACGTTAAAGTACTTAATTGTCACAGTTCCATATTCCCTGTTTTAGTTAGAGGATTTCTCCTCTAACTGTTATTTATTAGTAATCAATTACGTGTTAATGTAAGTTGTAACTATATTTACCTTTGCATTAGCACTTGCTGATGTAGCATATAATGTTACGTTGCCTGATACCCCGTTAACATTACTAGATAATTCGATAATGTCAGCAGATATGTTAGAACAAACACTTCCGTAAATTGTTATATAAGCAGTTGACCCATTATGTACCAATAATGTTTCTACTGATTGATAACCGTCATCGCCGCTTGCAGAGATTATGTACTTAGCTGTTCTATATGTAGTTGGAACAAATTGGTCAATAACTGTACTAGTAGTTACACTGACATTACTACGATCACTTGTAATTCCAGTTGTCAAACTGACTACATCAATAGTAGCTGTTCCTGAAACGTCCAAACTTGTAAGTGTTCCAACACTTGTAATATTAGGTTGAGCATTTGTGTATACAGTGCCTGCAATTAATGCATTACCAACTTGACCACTGACATTAGCACCCGCTACACTGTTTGCAACGTTAGCCCAATTACTTGTTATTGCCCATGAGACATTACCTGAGACATTAGCTCCGGCTACTGAATTAGCAATATTAGCATAATGTGATTGTACTGCACTAGATACATTACCATTTACGTTAGCACCGGTGATGTATGTAATACCAGCACCATTTGCTGTAATATTTGTTACACTTAATGTATCTGTTGCTTTGTTGAATGTAAAGTTATTACTACCGGCAAATGCATCATTATCATTAAACTGAACTGTAGTGTTTGCACCGGATGCATTTGCTACAAGGTCATATGGTGCCCCATTAGAATAGTAAATACCGTCAGTTAACAAATTACCTACGTTAGCATTACCGGTTACAACCAAACTAGTTAGATTACCCAATGAAGTAATATTTGGTTGAGCATTTGTGTATACTGTACCAGCAATTAATGCATTACCAACTTGACCACTGACATTAGCACCTGCTACTGAATTTGCTACATCAGCATAATATGCATGTACTGCATCTGCAACATTACCTGAGACATTAGCGCCAGTCACTGAATTTGCTACATCAGCATAATATGCATGTACTGCATTGTTTACATTACCTGTTACGTTAGCACCAGTAATACTTGTTAATGTTGCACCGTTGCCAATAAAGTAATTAGCAGATATGTTTCCAGTAACACTTAAGCTGGTTAATGTACCTACACTTGTAATATTAGGTTGAGCATTTGTTGTGACAGTGCCTGCAGTGTTAGCAAAATTTGCATTTCCTACATTACCTATATTAGCACTATTTAAATTTGTTAATAAACTACCGTCACCACTGAAGTAATTAGCAACAACTAAATTACCTAAGCTAGCATTTACCGCAGTAATATTTCCAGTAGATACAAACGCACCTGATTTTAAAGGTGCATATAAACCATTCGCAAAATCAACTGTAGTAGTTGGTTCTGCAACTACATCGTCAAATAGTTTCCATACACCGTCTGTAGCATCTCTTGCAAAACCAGTGTGTTGGTGGGTGCCGTCATCATAGCTAGCAACGAATCCTAAATCATACAAGTTACCTGTGTTATTGGCACCTATGAAAATTATCGGGTCACCGACTACCAAGTCAGTAACATTTTGATAATTCAAGTTACCAGTAGCATTAATATTACCTGTAATATTTAAGTTACCAGTAACTGTTAATCCCAACAATGTGCCTGTGCTAGTAATATTTGGTTGAGCATTTGTGTATACTGTACCAGCAATTAATGCATTACCAACTTGACCTGATACGTTAGCACCAGCCACTGAGTTTGCAATATTAGCATAATGCGATTGTATTGCACTAGAAACGTTACCATTTACGTTAGCACCAGTGATGTACGTAAATCCAGCACCATTACCTGCAAAGTTTGTAGCGGTTAATGTATTTGTTCCTTTATCAAAGGTGAATGCAGTTGATGCGCCAAATGATCCACCGTCGTTGAATTGAACTTGTGTGTTACTACCAGCAATACCAGTTGATCCAGCACTTGCAAATGATAATACACCTGAACCATTAGTTTGAAGAACATATCCAGCGGCACCGCCGGTGATATGAACATTACCAATGTCTCCTAAACTTACATTACTTGCAGTTGTAAAATTGATTGTACCACCACTTGTCAAGTTTGAGAGTGTACCTAAACTTGTAATGTTTGGTTGTGCAGCCGTTGTTACCGTACTTGCTGTATTCGCTGTGGTCGCTAGTGGAACATAACCAGTTACGTTAGCACCAGTGATATCTGTTAGTGTACTACCATTACCAGTAAAATAATTAGCAGATAGATTACCTGATATTGTCAAGCTAGTTAATGTACCTAAACTTGTAATATTGGGTTGTGCCGCAGTCGTTACAGTACCTGCAGTCGTTGCTGAACCAGCTGTGTTTGCAGCCGTTGCATTTGGTACATAACCAGTTACGTTGGCCCCGGGAATACTAGTTAATAAACTACCATTACCACTAAAATAGTTCGCAGTTACTAAATTACCTAAATTAGCAGAAGTACCGCTTACTAAAGTAATATTACCTACGTTACTAACATTGCCAGATGCCGCATCAATTACTACATTACCTGTTTGTATACCTTGTTTTACATTAAAATACAGTGTCGTCATTTTATTTCCTTTTTATTTCTGCGTTAATCCGCCACATAAGTTCCCACGAAATTTACTGTCGTATTAGCAGAAATAGTATTTGCTAATAATCTAACATTTCCAGAATTAATATTACTAAACAATGTAACAATATCAGTGCCTATCGTTGATAGACTTCCATAAATTGTAACATAACTATCAATTCCGTCATGTATCAATAAAACCTCAACAGCTTGATACCCATTATCGCTGTTTACCCTCATAGTGTATTTAGCTGACCTATATTTATTTGTCGGAAAGCTATCTACAATTGTGTTTGTAGTAACAGAAACTGGAGTTCTATTACTGTAAAAATCGTTTACTTTTAAGTTTGTTATTGTTGCTGTGTTAGAAACTACCAAATTGCCCACGGTAGAGATGTTTCCGGCTACTAAATTACCCTGAACATTAGTATTTCCTAAAGTACTACCTATAGTAACATTGGCATTTAGACCAAGGTTAATGTTGTCTACACCAGACGAGAAAACTCCCGCAGTTGATCCAGAAACTGTTATCAAACCAGCATCAAAACTTATAGAAGTTGTATCAATATTAGTAACATTCAATGTGTTAGATGATTTATTGAATGTAAAGTTTGCAATATTACCAATATTTCCGTTATCATTAAATAACACCGTTGTGTTACTACCGATTGATATAGATCCATAAGATACAATTTCTACAATTTCTCCACTTAGTGGTGGACTAGAAAATGTAACATTTGATCCACTTAAGCTATATGCGGCATCTTGTTGTGTTATACCATCAATGTTAACTAACAATGATGCTTCGCTTGCCGGGATAGTGGTCAATCCAAATATTGTCTGAACACCATTACCAGTAAAACTGTTTTTAGTAATATTAACAAATCCAGGACCTGTACTGCCACCGGCTGCTTGCCAGCTTAGATCACCTGATCCATTTGTGGTTAATACATATCCTGCAATGCCTCCTGTAATTGCAATGTTACTTACTGGTCCTAAATCTGACGATCCATTAACCGTTAGACTAGTTAAAGTACCTAAACTTGTGATATTTGGTTGAGCATTTGTATATACAGTTCCTGCTATTAATGCATTACTAACTTGCCCTGATACATTGGCGCCAGCTACTGAGTTGGCAACATCAGCATAATATGCATGAATTGCATCATTGACATTACCTGATACATTAGCGCCGGTTACTGAGTTAGCAACATTTGCATAATTACTTTGTACCGCAAAAGATACATTACCTGATACATTTGCACCTGCTACACTATTTGCAACATCAGCATAATATGCATGAATTGCATCATTGACATTACCTGATACGTTTGAACCGTTAGTGTTTGTCAACAAGTAACCGTTACCAATAAAATAATTTGCACTTACTAAGTTTGCGCCTGTTATATTGCCCGTAACATCTAAATTACTCAATATACCTACACTTGTGATATTGGGTTGAGCATTTGTGTATACTGTACCGGCTATTAATGCATTTGATACTTGTCCACTTACATTAGCACCAGCGACTGAGTTTGCGATGTTAGCATAATGACTTTGTATCGCATATGGTACGTTACCTGATACGTTACTGCCGGTAATATATGTAAGTGTTGCACCATTACCAATAAAATAGTTAGCTGTTATATTTGCAGTAGTAGTAACTACACCAGTCAATGAAACTAAATTACCAGTATATGTTGGTAAGTAGTTTGCTACATTTGCGTTGCCATAAGAACCAATAATATTGGCAGCATTAATATTGGATAATAAGCTACCATCACCTATAAAATAATTTGCACGAATGTTACCATAACTGCTATAGGTAACAACTTCATTAGTTATAGAGACATTACTACCAAAAGCAAATTCTCCATTTGAGTTATCCCAACCCATGAATGCATCAACTGGGCTTGTAGTATAGTAATGTAATAATGTTCCTCTATCTTTGCCGTCATCTGTAGTTAATGGGGTTCCATTTGCGCCACCGCCCATTTCAATAATAGGATCTTTTACATATAAATTTGTGACGTTTATGTATTCAGTTGTACCACTTACTGTTAAATTTCCTGTAATAGTTGCATCACCGGATACAGATAAATTACTCAATGTACCCACTGATGTAATATTTGGTTGTGCATTTGTATATACAGTACCGGCAATTAATGCATTACCAACTTGACCTGATACATTACTACCGGCTACTGAATTTGCAACGTCAGCGTAATATGCATGAATTGCATCTGCAACATTACCTGATACATTAGCGCCGGTTACTGAGTTAGCAATATCAGCATAGTATGCATGTACTGCATCTGATACATTACCTGATACATTAGCGCCGGTCACTGAGTTAGCAATATTTGCCCAATTGCTTGTGATTGCCCATGATACGTTTCCATTGACGTTACTGCCAGATACTGAATTTGCAACATCAGCGTAATATGCATGAATTGCATCATTGACATTACCTGATACATTTGATCCAACAACACTGTTAGCAATATTTGCATAATGACTTTGTATTGCAAAAGACACATTACCACTTACATTAGCACCGGCTACTGAATTTGCAACGTCAGCGTAATATGCATGAATTGCATCATTGACATTACCTGATACATTTGATCCAACGATACTATTAGCAATATTTGCATAATGACTTTGTATTGCACTAGTAACGTTACCATTTACATTACTACCTGTAATGAATGTTAATGTTGCTCCGTTACCTATAAAATAATTAGCAGAAGCATTACCTGTATATGTAGGTAAATAGTTAGCTACGTTTGCATTACTATAAGAACCAATAATATTAGCGGCATTAATATTAGATAATAAGCTACCATCACCTATAAAATAATTTGCACGTACATTTCCAAAACTATTGAATGTAACTACGTCATTAGTTACCGAGACGTTGCTACCGAAACTAAATTCTGCATTTGAATTATCCCAACCCATGAATGCATCAACTGGGCTTGTAGTGTAGTAATGTAATAAACTACCACGATCTTTACCATCGTTAGTTGTTAATGGCGCACCATTAGCACCACCGCCCATTTCAATAATAGGATCTTGAACAATAAGAGTATCAACATTAATATAGTTGACATTACCTGATACTGTTAAATTACCTGCAATTGTTGCGTTTCCAGATACTACTAAACTTGTTAAATTGCCTAAACTGGTTATATTTGGTTGTGCATTTGTATATACGGTACCGGCTATTAATGCATTACCTACTTGGCCACTTACATTAGCACCGGCTACTGAGTTTGCTATATTTGCCCAATTGCTTGTTATAGCCCATGATACATTGCCACTGACATTACTGCCATCTACTGAGTTTGCTATGTTTGCATAATGACTTTGTATTGCATTATTTACATTACCGTTAACGTTACTACCAGTAATAAATGTTATTCCTGAACCATTTGCAATTATACTAGTAACGGATAACGTATTAGTTGTTTTATCAAATGTAAAGTTTGCACTTCCTGCAAAATTATTACTATCATTAAATTGAACTTGAGTGTTTAACCCACCAGCAGATGTTGCAAAATTATATGGAACACCATTAGCATATAATAGATTATCTGATTTTACATTACCTGCTGTAACGTTTGCTGTTGCAACAAGATTTGTTGCAGTTAATGTGTTAGTAGTAGTATTAAATGTAAAGTTATTAGTTCCGGCTAAAGAGTTACCATTAATGAATAAAACTTGTTCGTCGGATTGAGTAATTGACAACGCACCGAATGTTGTAACTTCAATATTGGCTCCTGACACTGGAGGGGAAGTAAAGACAACATTACTTCCTACAATATCATATACGTACCCTTGTTGTATTAATCCATTTAAATTAACTTCAACTGCATCTTCACCGTTTGGTACTGTTGTAAGTGCAAAAGAAGTTTGAACTCCGTTAGCTACAAAATTATCTTTTCTTATTGAAACAAATCCTGGACCGCTATTGCTTGTGGCTTCCCAAGATAATTCCCCGTATCCATCTGTAGTTAATACATATCCTGCAGAACCACCGGTAATAATAACATTACTAATGTTTCCTAAATTACTAACTCCATTTACTAGTAAACCAGTAAGTGTTCCTAAACTTGTAATGTTAGGTTGTGCGGCAGTTGTCAGTGTACCGCTGAAATAATTTGCTTGTGCTAAGTTACCTAAATTAGCATTGTTTGTTAGAATGTTACCTGCAAGTGTTAATATGTTTGTAGATTTATCAAAAGTAAGATTTGCACTTGCACCAAAACTATTACTATCATTAAATTGAAGTTGAGTATTACTTCCACCGGGAAGTTGTAAGTCCCATGCTTGACCATTTGCGTACATTAAATTATCAGTAAGAACATTACCTGCTGATAAATTAGCTGTTACATCTACGTAATTTGCAGTTACTAAATTACCTAAACTTGCATTAGATGTTACTATATTTCCAGTTAACGTTAATATTGATGTTGTTTTATCAAAAGTAAAATTAGTATTACCGCCTAAAACTCCACTATCATTAAATTGAACATCTTTGTTACTTCCTCCTGCCGCGGCAGTATCTATTCCCCAACTTAAATTACCAGCACCATCAGTTTTAATTACATATCCTGAGTTTCCACCTAAAATATGTAAGTTACTGATATTACCTAAACTAACGTTAGCAGTTGTGTTAAAGTTAACTACACCGGTAACATTGCTTACTGTCAATCCAACTAAGTTACCTACACTCTCAATATTAGGTTGATGTGTAGTAGTGATTATGCCAGTAAAATAATTAGCGGTTATTAAATTTCCACCTGATATATTACCTGAACTTATATTACCAGTAACTGATAAGTTAGATAAAGTACCTAAACTTGTAATATTTGGTTGACTTGCTGTAGTTAATGTTCCAGTAAAATAATTAGCTGTTACTAAATTTCCAGCTTGTATGTATCCTGAACCACCTAATGTTAAACTATTGCCGGTTGCGCTGTCAATATCAGGAGTCACTAAATGTGCATTTGCTTTTACACGTAGTATATCACTATTGATTTCAATAGTATCATTATCTACATTGACCGAAAAAACTGTACCAGTAAGGCTTAAGCCATTACCAGCTTCATAAGTTCCAGCTCCTGAAAATTGTTGCCATTCAATTGGGTCTGTTCCAATTGTAGTAACATTATCTGTTTGTACCCATCCTGTATTTTGATAAACATTACCATCAGTAACAAATGTAAAATCACCACCTTCAATTTCAGCAGGTGTATTAAAATCAGTTGCACGTGTTAATACTGTTCCACCGGTTGCCCAAGTATATATACCATTCCATGTTAAATTTGCTTCATTCTTGACAAGAATTCTATCAAGATTTTGCAAAGAATATGTATCTATGGTAGTTATTGAACCACCTGTTATAACTAAATTTGCTCCAACTCCAGATGTACCGTTATTATATGCAACTGTTCCGCCTGACAGAGTAGCAATATTTGCAGTAGTAGCTACCTTACAACTATCATGTACATTTAATCCTTGCGCTACATCGTCTACATATTTTTTAGTTGCCGCATCATTATCAGATTGCGGAGTAGACAGATTTGTAATTCTGGTATCATTAACATCTATTGTACCGTTTCCAGTTGTCGTTAGACTTATTGAACTATTACCTGAACCAGCATATAAATTTAAATCTCCGGCTAAAGAATAATAATTACTTGAATTTATATAATTTGCATATACGTTGGCTGAATTTGAATTTGTAGTAACTGATAAATTAGTAACAGCAAGAGTGTTACTCGCTATATCAAAAGTAAAATTAGAACTAGCACCAAAACTATTACTATTATTAAATTGAACTTGAGTATTAGATCCGGATACTCCTGTAGTACTTGGATTAACAAATATTAAATTTCCTGAACCATCAGTCTGCAACAAATAACCTGAACTGCCGCCGGTTATAGTAATGTTACCAACATTACCTAAATTACTTTTATTAGCTACTACTAAACTATTCGCACTAACGTTAGCAACATTGTCAATAACGGCAATTGGGGTATCACTACCTACTGAGAACCCGTCTATCGAATTAAACTTTTTAATTGCCATAATAAGTCATTTGGCCTTTAATTATAGTGTTCTATATTGTACTGTCCAAGTAGTATCTGCACTACTTGCTGGAGTAACTTGTAAGTATAAATTTCCTAAAGATAAACTACATGAAAGTGTACCTGTTGCACCGCCTAATAATACAGTACCATATACTGCATAATCAACATTTGTTCCATCTTGCAATGCAGTAACAGTTGCAATACTATATTTGTTTGTCGATGGATAATTATCTTGTTCACCTGTTACATCAAATATTACACCTCTAACATCTGTTATATCAATTGTTGCAATTGTAGATAATGAAGTCGTGCTAGTTACAACTTTGGCTGCTCTAATAGAAGAATCACCAATTATAACATTTCCAACAGTTGCATTACCTTGTATAAATGCATTACCTGTAACGTTAGCATAACCTTTAATGTTAGCACCTGTTGTTGTAGCTACAATAACATTAGCTACACCACCAACTGAGGTAGTTACATTACCACTACTAAAAACAGTTACGTTACTTGTTCCATTACTGATACGATATGTATCAATAGTGCTAAAAGTTAATGTACCGTTACCGTATGTTGTTAGAACTTGTCCAACGCTACCGTCTGCGGTTGGGTATGTTAAACCACTAGCCTTAAGTGTACTTGTTATATTTGCATTTGCTGATGTAACAGTATTTGTTACATTTAAGTTTCCTAACGTGCCTACGTTAGTAATCAAATATTGATTTCCAGTAATAATAGTACCTGACAAATTACCAAGTATTGTATCAACTTTAATATTAGCATATGCACCAGCTACAACCACTTCGCCAGAAAAACTATCAACTTGGCTTATTGCCTCAAACTGACTATTTCCAGTATCCCAAATAAATGCTTGGTTGACAGCAGAAGATCCATTTGAATAATAATTGTGTAGTATAAGACCTCTGTCTTTACCATCGTATGCACTTGCATTACCACCATTTGCAGTTCCACCTAAACTGATTAATGGATCTTTAACATCTAAGTTAGTAACGTTGATGTATGTTGTATTACCTGCAACAGTTAAATTACCACTAATAGTGGCATCACCTTGCATTATTGCTTCGCCACGAACAGTTAATGATCCGGCAGATATATTATTACCAGCATATAACGCATCAATGTTTAGTACGTTTGCTGTTGCAGTAATGCCACCGCTTCCAATAAATAGACCTGTTGTAAAAATATTAGCCCATTTTAATGATGAATTACCTAGTGTTAATGTATTATCATTACTTGGTAATAATGATGAATACACTCTTCCGATTACATTAAGATTACCGGCATTTACTGTATTATCTATATTAGCATTACCACTTACTGCTAAACTACTTAAAGTACCAACGCTTGTAATATTTGACTGTGATGTAGTTGTAAGTACACCACCCAAAAATATGGCATCCACTGAACCATCACTTGTCAAATTACCAACTGACGCATTTCCTGAAACATCTAAAGTAGTCAGTGTTCCTAAACTTGTAATTTCTGGTTGTGCCGCTGTGGCTAAAGTACCAGTATAATAATTTGCTGATACGTTACCTGTTACTGATAAGCTACTTAAAGTACCAACACTTGTAATATTGGGTTGTGCCGCTGTTGTTAATGTACCACTAAAATAATTTGCTTCTGCTAAATTACCTAAATTTGCATTTCCAGTTAAAATATTACCGGTGATCGTTACTAAACCGTTTGCAGTAGCATATGTAAATCCAGAAAATGAATTTGCAAAACCGCCATCATTTATAACTACGCCGGTCGATGTTCCTGGAATTGTAATATTACCACTAATGTTACCTATAACATTACCAACAAAGTTCGCTGCCTGTACATTACCAATAACAACTAATGCACTGTTTGCATTTTGCCAAATTAAGTTTGCACTAGCACCAAATTCACCACCTTCGTAATATTGAATTTGACCATTTGCACTACCAGCTGGTTGTTGAAAGTCCCACGGTGTACCATCAAGATGTAACAAGCTATCTGTCTTAACAGCGGTGTTTGCTTGAACGTTCCCAGTTAGTGTAGCGTTACCAGTAGTGATATCACCATTAGCTAATATAACTGTGGTTGGGACTTCACCTACTGAAAAACCACCTACTGAGTTAAATGTTCTAATTGCCATTTTATTTTTCCTTATTCTTTATAACTTGTTATCATAATTTTGTAATCTACTAAATTTGATGTTACCGGGGTCACAACTAAAGTGACACTACTTGTTCCTGCATCATATAGTATTTTAAAATCTCCAACGCCGGGTCCTATTTCAGGGACATCGATAGATCCATATTCGTAATATCCCACTTCAGTACCCAATATAGTACCAAACAATTTACTTGTTTGTCTGTTCATCCCAATAGCATCAGTTGCGATTACAGTGTAATCAACTGAACAAATTGTATTAGCAGGGATGCTGTGTAGCACTTGTTCTGGTGCTGAACTTACGGTTGTCGCAAACATTACGCTTGTAGTAGAAAACTCATTTACACCTGTTCCAACTGTGATAGTATCTGTGATTAAATCACCTTGTACTGTAAGAATATTATTTTCATAATTATAGGTGAGAGTTTGACTTGCTCCTGCAAATCCATCTTCGTTGAAAATGACATATGTATCTAATCCAGGAACAACAAAGTTACCTACAATGTTGCCTTGAAATGAACCAATAAACAAATTTGAAGTTATAGTTCCAGATACAACCTGATCACCCTCAATAATTACATTGCCTATCACTGCTTCTGGTACAGTTAAATTTCCGTTGCTATCTAAAATAGGTATAGGAGGTATACCTATCGTATAACCGCCTTTTGAATTGAATGGATCTGCTGCCATGTATGGTCCCAAATATTATCTTATCTCTTATTTATCATTTTTCGACAATATGAGATTTCGTGTCCAACAAAAAAGGCTCCGAAGAGCCTTTTAAGTAACTTCCCATCCCGAGGGTAAAAAGTTTGATTCCGATTATTGGAATGTTAAATTGCTGACCGCAATTTCACCTAAGTAGTCAGCGGCATTACCGAAGCTACTTGCTGTGTTTGTCAACTCAATGTAACCATAACGTGTCATAAATGATACGACTGGTTCGAAAGTTGATGGATCTAGAACAACACCGCTTGACATCAATGGGATGTATGGGCAATAGAATGCGGCTGCATCTGTTTCACTAGAACCTTTGTATCCGACTAATACGGCTGCATCATCTGCGGCGTATGTGTTAACGAATACACGCATAGCACCATTCAATGTACCAACAAACTTAGTGTTTGTAGGAGCTTCGAATGTACCTTCTGTTGTACGTGCGAATGCACTTGTTGTTGCAGACTGTAGAACTGTTAATGCAGCTGGTGAAACAACTGCCCAGTTACCTGCACCACGACGTGTGCGTTGAGCAATCAAGTTAGCAACACGATTGATAAGAACTGCCAATGCGGCATGTTCGTCACCAACGAATGTAGCTGTACCAGATACAGTAGCTTGGTTGAATGTGAATTCAGTTGTAGCTAATGTGCTTAATGACAATAGAATTTCTTGGTCAATTTCAGCAGTAATTTCTTGTGCTAAAGCTGCCATAATTTCTGCTTCTACATCGATACCATGTTGAGACTGTGCATCTTGTGCTGCCTCAAATGTCCAACGTGCTTGCAATTTACGTGACTTAGCTTCAACAGCTTGACGTAGAATTTGAACGGAGATCTGACGACCACCATTGCCTTCTAAACTTGCTGTGTCTGCGCCAGTGTAGCTAGTAACTGTTGGGTTAGAAGCACTACCTGATGTACGTGAATATGCTTGAGCAATTTTGAATGGACTCAATGCTTCTTCACCAGCTGTTACACTTGTGCCTGCCGCGCTGCTGTCTGTTAAAGACTGAGCATAACGAACACGTAGAGTGTGAATTTGACCAACTGGTCCTGTCATTGGTTGAACACCTACCAACTCGTTAGCGATAACTGTTGGCATGACACGACGGATAACTGGTAGAATCACACGGTTTAATGTAGCGATGTTACCTGCTGTTGTTGTACCAGCTGAAGATTCAGATAGTAATTGTTTGCGAGTATTTTCAAGAATAACTTGCATTGTTGAGCGGCGAGTACCTTTAAGACCTTCGAGTAGGGCTTCTTTGGTCTCGTCCCAACGGCTTTCTAATAGAACTTGTGACATTTTTATATTCTCCTAATATGTCTTTTTTAATTAAAGCCCTGCCAAACGTCTTATGTCGATTACGTTATCACGTGGCTCAACTTCAACTTGTTTAATGGCAGCTTTATCTCCAGTAACTTCTTTACCTTCTGAAAGAACGGGTTTTTTATTCTCTTTCTTTTCATTGATATTGTTAAGTACTGCTGGTAGATACTTATCGAAAGCGACCTGTAGACGAGGTGTTTGGACGCTTTCTAGTAAATCACGCATTATTGATGCTTTTTCCTCATTAAGAGTTCCAAGCAATTCTTCCATTGTCTTTTGACGGACATTAGATTCTTTAATAATACGAACTTCACGTTCTTTTGATTCAATCAACTTCTTAGCGTTGCTGATTGTTTTAATAGACTCAGCTAATTGTTCATCTTTTGAATTTAGTTGAGTTAACAACTTGCGAGTTTCAGCCTTATCATTTAGATAAGTACCAGAATATTCACTTGCAAAAGATTCAAAGATACGGCGACCAAAATCGTTTTCACGTGCAGTCTTAATATCTTCTCTTAATTGGCTTATTTCACCCTTTAGATGTTTGGTAACGGTTTGATTCATTCTTGAAGCAGATTCAACAACAAAACGTTGTTTTAGTGCTTCTAATTGTTTCTTACCTTCTGCAACTAACTTGACCTTTGCTTCAACTACAGCTTGTTTGTCTTGTGCGAATTCTTTAATTTCACGTGAAAGAGCATGAACAATAAATTGTTCTAACTTTTCTTGACTTTCTAATTGTAATTTGCGTTCATTGCGTAGTTCTTTAATTTCTTCGGATAATTTCTCAACCATGAAGTTATTGAACTTGGCTGCATTTTCATGTAGCTTACGTTTTGCGTTTACGCGGTCTTCGTTCATTGCTTGTCTTTCAAGATTAAATTCTTCAATCTCTGTTGACAAACTTTCTGTTACCATTTTATCAAGGGCTTCAACCATTATGTCTTTGTCATGTTCATAACGTTGTGCAAATTCCTCTCGGAGTTCTGCACGTACTTGTTCTTTGGCTTCATTTAATTTAGATTCCCATGCCTCGTTTATAGCTTGGCTAGTTTCTTCATTAATAATTCCAGATTCAAGTAATGGTTTGATAGCATCTAACATGCTGTATTCCCCTTATTTAATTTTGAGGTCCTTGATGAGGCGTGTTACTTCCTCACGTAGGTATCTCTGAACTTTACTGTCGTTTTGTGCATCTTTTGCAATATCCAACATTCTATGTCCATGCTTCATATTCATCATGCCTTCATAG